CGATGCTTTCATCGTAATTAAAAACAAGTCAAGGAACCCAGTTGTTCCTTCACAACCAAATCCTGAACTTAAACAACAACACCCTTATAATGGAACACTCTCTAGTTGAACTGCTGACTTACTATGTAATCGTTGCTGCTCTGTTTATTGGAGCACCAGCAGTATTCTTTACAATTGCCTTTATGCCTGCTTTGATGAATACCAAGGGCGCAGTTGTTGGTTATAAAACTCACCGCGATTATGGTGAAACATCTATCTATTCTAAAGTAAAATAAAGGAGAAAAACAATGAACGAACGCGCAGAACGCATTAATGGTTGGGCAGCAATGATCGGTATTGTTGCCGCTATGGGATCTTATGCCTTTACTGGCCAAATTATTCCTGGTATTTGGTGATGGAGGTTAAAATGCGTAAAGAACAATACGAAGTTCCACAAGTACAATTCGTATTTCGTGAGAATGGTGAGTTTGTAACCCGTACTTCTTCTGAACTCTTCGATGGAAAGCGTGTGGTCCTGTTTAGCCTGCCTGGTGCTTTCACTCCTACTTGCAGTTCCTATCAGCTACCTGGATTCGAAGAGAAATACGACGACTTTATTAGTAGTGGCATCGATGCTATTTACTGCATCTCTGTTAATGATGGGTTTGTGATGAATGCCTGGGCACAAGACCAGAACATCGAAAAAGTAAAACTTATTCCAGACGGAAATGCATATTTCACACGCTCTATGGGTATGCTCGTCAATAAGTCTAACCTTGGTTTCGGTGATCGCTCTTGGCGTTATGCTGCGGTCGTGGATAACGGAATCATCGAAAAACTATTCGTTGAGGCAGGTCAGCGCGACAACGCAGACAGTGACCCTTATGAAGCAACTACTCCTGAGAATGTTCTGGATTATGTGAAATCTACAGTCCGAGAAACTGTTACTGCTTGAAGATAATCAAAGCGTCCAAAGAGGCGCTTTTTTTATAAATACGTTAGTGTTTATAGAGATAATCCATGACCCTAGATCTTCATAACTTTTTTAAGTTTTATGATGATAGTAATTCGAACCATGTAGCTGCGGTTCAGTGGTTAGAGGATAACCTTCCTGCTCAATTTCTTGATGATGCAGAAACAGATTGGATTGGAATGTTTAGAACTAAACCCCCTACACCAGCAGTTCTAGATGTTCCTTACTTCAACCAAGTAGATAACTATAGAGATGCACATAGAACTTGCAACTCTTCATCGTGCGCTATGTGCCTTGCTTTCCTCAAGCCAGGAAGCATTAAAGGCGACGATGAATACGTCAAGAAAGTATTTGCGATTGGTGATACTACGGATCATGCGGTACAAACGAAGGTACTTGCAGGTTTTGGAGTTAAGTCACACTTTAGTTACAATCTTTCTTTCGCTGATATTGATAAAAGTCTTGACTCTGGGAAGCCTGTCGTTATTGGTATCCTTCACAGGGGTTCTCTTTCTGCACCTACTGGTGGGCACATGTGTGTTGTAATCGGTAAGACTCCTGATGGTAAAGGATATTATGTTAATGATCCTTATGGTTCATTGAATGATAACTACACTGGTCCTGTGACTAACGGTAAGAAAACAATCTATACCAAAGCAGTTCTTAAGCACCGTTGGTGTCCAGGAGGCAACGATGGATGGGGCAGAATCTTCGACTAGATTTAAGGCAAAGATGCTTAAGGTGATTAAAGATCTTACAAATAATGGTAGGCATGTAGAAGCAAACGAACTTTATCAACGGTATTTCGGAGACAACAATGGCAAGAATCGACTTACATAACTTCTTCAAGTTTTATGACGAGAAGAATCCTAATCACGTTAAAGCAGTGCAGTGGTTAGAAGACAACTTACCAGTTAAGTATCTAGAAGATAATATTGATTGGGCGGAGATTTATAGAGGAAAAAAGACTAGTGCTGCACCAGCATCCTCTCCTGCTGCTGCAGCACCTGTAGTTGGTGGTGATGATGTTCCAATGATGGGTCTTAAACTCATCAAAGAGTTTGAAGGATGTCATCTAAAAGCATATCCTGATCCTCTTACTGGTGGACTTCCAATCACAATTGGTTGGGGTTCCACTCGCAAGAAAGATGGTTCACCATTTAAACTTGGTGATACTTTAACTCAGCAAGAAGCAGATGAACTTCTTATCGAACAATGTAAGAAAGAATTCCTTCCTGCCTTGCGTAAAATCCCTCATTGGAGTGAAATGTCGGATGGAAAAAGAGGCGCTCTGCTCAGTTTTGCTTATAATCTCGGTGCTGGTTTCTACGGTGGCGATAACTTTAATACTATTACTAAACGCCTGAAGAATAAAGAATGGGACTTAGTTCCTGATGCTTTATTTCTCTATCGCAATCCTGGTTCAAATGTAGAAGCAGGTCTTGCTCGTAGAAGAAAAGCAGAAGGTGAAGCCTGGAAAAAAGGATAAATAATAAAAATCATATCTGATTCTTGATCTTAACTGGTCTGAATCTACATACTCCGAGTCCTCTGTGACTTGGTGAATACTTTACTTTTAAACAACTTTAGTTTGTTTCGTTTAGTACACACTAAGTAATAGAGGACTTTCTATGTCTTACGCTACAAAGGCGCTTGCTGTAGCGTCTGCTCTTTTAATGGGGGCATCAACAGCAGCATTAGCAGATACAATATCTGGAACAGATTTTGAGACTGGGGATACCTCAGGATGGAATACTGGAAATCAAACAGGAACCTTAGATAGTACAATTGATGGAGGAGGAACTGGTGTTAGTGTTGTAGATAATCCAGTTATCTTCAATGCCGGTTCTTTTCCTGCAATAGGACAACCAACATTACCTGATGGATCTCCTAATCCATACTATGCACCTGCAGTATCACCAACAACTTGGGAGTTTGCTCCTTACGGAACTGCTGGTGCTGCATTACAACCAAACGGTCAGCAAACATTCAACCAAGCAACAGAAGCACTTGGTTTAACACCAGAACAAAATCAAGCAATAAAAGATCTTCTTATTCAACAGCAACAAGCATCGGGACTTGGAAATCCAAATCCAACTGATGCTGCTTGGATTACAAAATCAGTCACCTTAGAGACTGGAAAAATCTATACAATGTCTTGGAACTACATTGGAACTGATTATGTTCCATTTAATGATGGTTCTATCACTTCACTTGTTTATCAGGGATCAGGAACTTCTCCATCAATTACAGTTAATAATCAACTTCAAAACTATGCATTACTTGGATTTACTAATCCAGGAACAGGTGATTATTCAACAGGTTCTTTTGGTTCTACTGGATGGCAGTATTCAACTTATCAAGTAGGTGCCGATGGTGATTATCTCTTAGGATTTGCAGTTTTCAACCTTGGAGATACCGCACTATCACCAGTTCTTTTGGTTGATAGTCAACCTGGAACTACAACAGCAAATGGTCAGACATTTACTGCTGTTGCTCCAAACAATCCAGATGCTCCATCTGTTGATGATATAACACCTACACCAACTCCTGAACCTACACCAGAGCCAACTCCTGAACCTACACCAACACCAACTCCTGAACCTACACCAACACCAACTCCTGAACCTACACCAACACCAACTCCTGAACCAACTCCTGAACCTACACCTACACCAACTCCTGAACCTACACCAACACCAACTCCTGAACCAACTCCTGAACCTACACCTACACCAACTCCTGAACCTACTCCAGAACCTACACCTGAACCTACTCCAGAACCTACACCTGAACCCACTCCTGCTCCTGAACCAACTCCAGAACCTACACCTGAACCCACTCCTGCTCCTGAACCAACTCCAGAACCAGAACCAACTCCAGAACCAGAACCCACTCCAGAACCAGAACCAACTCCAGAACCAGAGCCAACTCCTGCCCCTGAACCAACTCCTGAACCAACTCCTGCTCCTGAACCAACACCAGAACCAGAACCAACTCCTGAACCACAACCACCAACATTATTAAACTCTGTGACTGTTCCTGCACCAGGACTTCCAGTTGTTGTTACCACAGAAGTAACTCATAAGGCGTCTGAGAAGGATGGAGTTCAAAAGATTAGAAGAGACTTTGCAACTACAACTCAAACTCCATTATTGAAGCAAGATACTTACAGTGATGGAACAGTCGTAAGTTCATTACTTCTTTCTGTTGATACTCAAAATAATCACGATGTTCTTTCTGGACGCACTGACCAATACGAAGTTTTAGATAAGATTGGTGGTGGATTGCAAAATCTGTTTATTTACGAACCAACTGAACCAACCACAGATAGAGTAAGAGTATTCAATAATAACTATTATGCCTGGTCTTCTGGTGAGAATGGATATAATGGTAAGACTTTAATCATTGGTGGTGGATTAGAGATTGATATTAAACCAACCTGGACGATTGGTGCTCAATACAATAATATGAATGTTGATTTGGGTGGAGTTGATAGCACTTCTAAACTCTTGAAAAATCATTATGGAATATTCAATATGTTCCGTGGAAATACATTCTCGCTCTTAACAAATGCTGGAGTTTCTCAAAACAAATATAATGTCAAGAGAACTGTTCAAGGTGTATTTGGAAATGAAAGTTCAACAGAAGGAAAGGAATGGTTTGTAAATAACAGACTATTCTGGCATCTTAATAAGAATGTAAGACCATTTGTTGGATATACTTTTGGTAACTATCAGAGAGACGGATTTACTGAAAAAGGTTCTATTCAATCCAGAAGAACTGTTGATGCTATAAACAAAACTTCACAATCTGGTGAGGTGGGTCTAAATATTTCACACCGCTTTGGTGGAAATAAAAAGGATTTATTCGGAGTGACTGTTGGTGGTTCTTATGAGACCAGTGGAATGATTGAAGCATCTGCTTCTGTTGATTATAAAGAGATGGTTGTTATTGAAGGAATTCATCAAATTAATGATGGTGTTTCTAACACCGCAGTTTCCGCAAAACTTAAATTTAAGTTCTAAAATCCTAAATAACAAAGACATCATCACAAGGACTGATGGAAGACAAAAAAGGTAAATGTATGAGTACTGTTATTCGTGTTGCTATTTTGAGTTGGTCTGCTGCTCTCTTAACTGCTAGTTATGCTGGTCTTCTTGCTAAGATGGACCCAACTTTTATTGCTACCGTATTTACAGCTTCTGCTGCAACCTTTGGTATTAACACGATGAAGAAGGGTGGTGATGATGATGAGAAAAAAGAAGATCCACGCAGAGAAGTTGTGGTAGAACCAACTCCAGAACCACCAGCACCAGAAGTTGTTGCTGCAGAACCAACTCTTGAAGAAAGAGTAGAAGTTCTTGAAGGTCAAGTACAACCTCGCACAGGTGGAGCATAATGGCAAAATCAGCAAACAAGGGCAAGAAGAGTGGAGCGGGTTCTGCTAATAATAAGAAGCAGAATTCTGGAAATGCGAATGCCAAAAAAGCGAAGAATGGTGGCAAGAAAAAATGATTGAATTTGTGACTTTGAGTATTGTTGGCCATATGTTGATTGGACCTGATTTATGTCAAACAGATTTTCTAGGTGACAATCAAATCTACACGTTTACATACCAATGCCAAGAGAATGGAACACTCCTAAACGAGAGTGTTGGAATGCTCCAATCCATCAAATACTCAAAGCCATAGATAATCACACCCGTCTTTTCATGGAGACGGGTGATTTTTGGCATGAAGAACAGGCCCAGATCTTGAGAAATTATGTAAAAGATTTGAAAGTCTGGATACACAAAGAAGAAGGATGGTGGAACGAATGAAAAAGTTACTCACCTCAGCTGGTTTAATTTTATCTTTAGCATTTCCTGCTATAGCATCATCTTTAGAACCAAAGCAACCAACAGTAAGACCTTATAGTGCAGAGGCAATGGGTTGTATGATACTCCTAGAATGCACTGAGGGTATAGAAAAACTTACAGTAGATTCTGAACTACTAAAAGATCCAGACTTTGATCCATTCAGAGAAGAACTAAAAAGAATTATTACTGCTCTTGATGGTGTAAATGTTCCTGTTTATGTTGCAGAAGAAAGGTATTTTACTCCAAGAACAGTAGGATTATACAAACCAAACTATAATCGTTTCTTTGTTAATGAAGAACTGCTCAAGGATCCAAGAGAGTTTTTGGGAACGATGAGACACGAAGGATGGCATACCGTTCAAGATTGTATGGGTGGTGGACTAAAAACATCCTTTATGGCACAGGTACATCAGGATTCCGAGATACCTGCTTGGGTAATGAAGAATACGAGATTGACTTATGAATCAATGATGCAGAGTCGCGCCGTTCCTTGGGAGGCAGATGCGAACTGGGCAGAAGAACAATCAAATGTGACTGCTGAAAAGTTAGAGATGTGTGCTAAGGGTCCATTATGGGATCAAATTAGACCAACTCCTATGACAATGGATTGGTTAATTGGATGTGGATGGATGAAACCTCAAGAGGGCAAATATCCTTATTATCCAAATAAGAAAGTTCAGTATTGTACTGAGGGTAAGTATTGATGGAATTGCCGTGGGGAGTGATTACAATATTAGGATGTGGTCTTATCTTCACTGCATATGTAATTTACTACATACTAAAACTAGCACACGAGGAAATGAAAAATGAAGAACTTAGCAATCATTCTGTCAGCGACGAGTCTGGCAATTAGTGGAGTACTTTGTTATGGTGCTTATGTAACTTATAAAAAAGCAGAAGCAATCCTTAATAATCCAGAAGAGTTTGTTGGTAAAGTTGTAGAAAATCAAGTCAATAAAGCATTTGAAAAATTACCTATTCCTAAACTAAATACTGGAAGTATTAAGTTTCCTTTCTAATGGCAGACAAAGATCCGTACATTTATAGAATCAAGTCAGTTCTTAAAGTTGTAGATGGTGACACTATTGACGCTGCTATTGATCTTGGTTTTGATATCTCCCTTACTAAGCGAATTCGTCTTGCTGGCGTCGATACCCCAGAGAGCAGAACAACTGATGCAAAGGAAAAGGCACTTGGTCTTGAAGTTAAAGAATGGCTCAAGAAAAAGTTAGAAGGACAAACTGATGTTATCGTTAAAACAGAACTCCCAGATTCTACCGAAAAGTATGGTAGAATTCTGGGACATTTGTTTATTGGAGATAATGAAGTATCCGCTGTGAATAAGAAAAAATCTGTCAATGAGATGATGATTGAATCCGGTTACGCTTGGGAATATGATGGTGGAACTAAGAAAAAAGATTTTGCTTTATTAGAATCTAGGAGACAAAAATGATTTACTTTAATATCGTTAGACTGTTTATAATCATATGGGCAGCATTTATGATTTCTGCTGTAGAATCTGTTGCTATTCGTACAGAAGGTCAAGTAGAACTTGAAACTACAAGTAGAGATGCATATGCAAAAGTACTTGTGCTTGCTGTAGGTTCTTTTCTTGGTGATGCTGCTTTTAAATTAAAAAATAAATCAAAAGGATAAACGAGCGGACAACTTTTTCGCTACCTTCTTTGCGGGAGCAAACAGAGGTTTAAATCTTTTCTGACCTTCTTTTGTAAACTTATCTGCTACGACATCATCAATAATGATTTTGTTTTCAGTTTCGTAGAAAGAGTTTGTTTCTACTTGTGCTCGAATGTAATTCTCCACGTTGTCAGTAGTATCAATTAGTTTTGTGCCCTCAGCAGAATACTCAAAGATATCAATGTGTCCTGTGTCAGTCATAACATAATGAAGTACAGGTTTAACTTGTTTGATTTTGATTTTAAATTTATTCTTGACTGCTTCACGGAGAAGAGGCTCAGCGGCATTCTTTATCATGTTTAAAGCGATGCCAGAAATCATAGTAGTTGCTGTAGTGACTACGGCGACAGCACCAGCCGTAGCAACAACAGAAGGATCAGGTAAATTAACATTGACTCCATAAACAGAAAAAGTAGGTTGTGGTTTATCTGCTGGAATTTCTGCAACTGGAGTAGGTGCAGGAGGTTGTTGAGTTATTTGTTGAACTGCAGGAGGAATGTCTGGTGGTTTTGCGTCAGGCAACCCCCTTGATTTTTCTTGTTGTTGTTCTGCTGCTTGTTTTTCACGTTCCGCCTTTGTCGCACCATTAAATTGTGCTTGAGTTGGTACGTTAATAACTGGATATTTGATTGTAGTATTTGGAACATCAACAATAGGAATTTCCAATCCACGAACAACAGGTGCTTCTACACCAAGAATAGTTGGTTTATCTATAGTTGAAATTACAGATGGACCAGATATTCTATTGATGTTTGCATTTTGTACGTTTGTTTTTGGCACATTAATCGGATTATTTCCGATTATATGTTTTAGATTTGGGTTATCAATTAGTTGTATTGGTTCCATCGACTACATCCTCAACTATTGGGTATTTCACAACAATATCAGCACAGATTTTATAGTAAGGACTATTGGGATGAAACATCACACCATTTTTATGTGCTTCACCGCATTTTAATAATCTTACAAGTTCAAAGTCTAAACGTGCTTTGTCAGTCTCTGCTTGTTGTCTAGCAATTTCAGTTTCTGCTCTTTTTTTACATAAGTTCATTAGATTTCTATCTAATGGAATATTAAGACCGGCAGAAATTCCCCAGTTTCCATTACGTGATGCAAAAGATTCTGGGTCATCACTGGTGTTATTGCTACTCATACCAAATGGAGAAACTGAAAATGTTGCTCCTTGACAACTTACTCCACCACCATAGGTGTTGACTGCATATGGTCCTTGTAAAACTTGAACTGCTTGATTTGTAACATTACCAGTGGCACTAGCACTAGGACCTGCAATGTTAGTGTTACTAGGAGCAGGAGTGCTTTGTGCGAGTGCCGTTCCACTGGTAATTATTGCGTAAAGACAGAGATTGATGTAGTGGTTGATTCCGTTTCTGTAGTTCTGTCGATCCATGTTTCTTTTGCCACTCCAGGTCCGAGATAAGTTTCACTGAACTGGAATGGGGCACCTTGAGTCATAACGCTATAGTTTGCTCCTTGCTGGGGAGTGCCAGGAATATTAATGTTAGTTCCAGTTACAGTATAAGATGTGCCAGTTGTATACTCAACTTGGCGGATTGTCTCTACAATTCTTGTTGTAGATTCTGTTGTTGCATTGATTGTACCTCTAGTAAAATTAGGCACAACACTCTCAGCGTAAACGGGAGTACAGATGACTCCCGCCGCTAAAAGCAAAGCGGGAGTTAAATGTCTCATTTGAATACGCTTAATTCAATGGACCTTTGAGCAGTGCCACTGGTTCCAGCTCCACCAGCAGTAATAGTAGCGACGCCAGTTGGGGAAAGAGCACCTGCAAGAGTTCCTTTGTCTCCACCAACTTGAGTTACACTATCTCCATAGAGATTTGGTGTTCCAATTACACCATTAGTAACTGTTTGATTAAGAACAGGAGTATCGGCATCAATAATAGTTTCTGAGAAACTAAATGCCTGACCTGGAGTATTGATATCATAGGTTCCAGCACCACCTACACCACCAAAGGATGTAGACTGGATATTGGTTCCTGACGCTGAATAGGAAGCACCAATTCGGGTTGATTGAACAGCAGCACCATCAACTTTCAATTGAACGGAATCAGTGATTTTAGATGTAATTTCAGCAGCATTAACTGGGATTGCGAAGAATAACGAAAAGGCTAGTAGAAGTCTTTTCATTTTTCTTATTTTTGTGATAAACACTATTGTTATTTAGGAGAATGTACCCATATGTGGATGGCTTGACAGGTGTGACAAACCGTAGTATGATAAATAGGTAAACAAATGTTACGGGTTTATCACAACTCTTAACATTGTTGAACACCCGTTAACCGAGACCTATGGGTGTATAAAAACGTCTCTCATATCCACACTAGAGGGTGGTGTGGAACATACTGATACCAGTTCGTACCCCCGAACTCTTATCTAACACTCTTAAAAATGACTGCTACAATTTCACGTCAACAATCACAATCGAATATTTGGGAACAGTTTTGCAACTGGGTAACTTCAACCGATAACCGCCTCTATGTAGGTTGGTTTGGTGTCCTGATGATCCCCTGCCTGCTTGCTGCTACAACTTGCTTCATCATTGCATTCATCGGTGCTCCCCCAGTGGACATTGATGGTATCCGTGAACCCGTTGCTGGTTCACTCATGTACGGAAACAACATCATCTCTGGTGCTGTTATTCCTTCGTCCAACGCAATTGGACTGCACTTTTATCCAATCTGGGAAGCCGCTTCACTTGATGAGTGGTTGTACAACGGTGGACCTTTCCAACTAGTTGTCTTCCACTTCCTGATTGGTATCTATGCTTATATGGGTCGTGAGTGGGAACTTTCTTACCGTCTTGGTATGCGTCCTTGGATCTGTGTTGCTTATTCTGCACCTGTTGCAGCAGCATCTGCAGTGTTCCTGGTCTATCCTTTCGGTCAAGGTTCTTTCTCTGACGCGATGCCTCTGGGTATCTCTGGTACGTTCAACTATATGCTTGTGTTCCAGGCAGAGCACAACATCCTGATGCACCCCTTCCATATGCTTGGAGTTGCTGGTGTCTTCGGTGGTTCTCTGTTCAGTGCTATGCACGGTTCTCTGGTTACTTCCTCGCTGGTTCGCGAAACCACTGAGAACGAGTCACAGAACTATGGTTACAAGTTCGGTCAAGAAGAAGAGACCTATAACATCGTTGCTGCTCACGGTTATTTCGGACGCCTTATTTTTCAATATGCTTCCTTTAATAACTCCCGTTCACTGCACTTCTTCCTTGCTGCCTGGCCTGTTGTAGGCATCTGGTTCACCGCCCTGGGCGTAAGCACTATGGCTTTTAATCTCAACGGTTTTAATTTCAACCAGTCTATCGTAGATAGTCAAGGTAAAGTAATTAATACCTGGGCAGATGTCCTCAACCGTGCTGGTCTTGGTATGGAAGTTATGCATGAACGTAATGCTCACAATTTCCCATTGGATCTTGCTGCTGCAGAAGCAACTCCTGTTGCTCTCACCGCTCCTTCTATCGGTTGATAAAAACTCAATAGTTTTTGAGAGACCCGAAAGGGTCTCTTTTTTTATAAATATCTAAAAAGTATTCGTAAGATGGGCGCACAAGATTTTCGTAGTCTTCAAGAAGCATATATGGAAGTTGTTATGGCAGAAGGAAAGGTTGCTTGGGATGATAAAAAAAATCCAAATCCTTCTGGATTAACTCCTAAAGAAAAGTCAGATGCAAAAAGAAAACAACTTGGTGTAGACGATCCAGATAAAAGTTCTTTTGAAAAAGGTGGTCCTGGAGAGAAAGAATATGCAAGGCACGGAAATCTTGCTGCTGCACAAGATAAAATGAAGAGAAGGGGCACTCAACCAAAAGGAAAATCTCACGAATTTAAGAAAAGTTATTTGGGAAAACGAACTAAAGGTCAATATAATAGATTATTTGGAACTAAGGTTCCAAAAGATAAAAGAAGTTCATATGAACCAGAAAAGAAGGATAAAAATTCTCCAAGTTTTTCTTTAGAAAATTATGATATTTACGACATCATCCTCTCACACTTACTTGATGAAGGATATGCTGAAACACCAGAAGCAGCAGAATCTATTATGGTGAATATGAGTGAGGAGTGGAGACAAAGTATTCTTGGTTGATAAAAACTGAATAACTGATATAATTAGAGGGTGTAATAACCCTCTTTTTTATGTCTCATAATAATCAACATCATCCTATGGAACCCTGGATTATCTGGGCAGGTGTAGGTATGATGGGATTCACCATCATTGTGTTTGTCGCCTTCACTCTTTCAGTAATTTATTGGGGATGAATGGTTTCTATGTTAAAATAAATACTAGAAAGTAACTAATTAAAAGATAAGTATTAATATGTCTGGAGATCTCTCTGATTTTTTTAAATTATTGGCAGAAGAAAAAAAACAGAAAAAAACAGAGTTTGATTCCATTGTTGGAGATTTGAACTTAAATGATATCTTTGCGGAAGTAACCAATTACAAAAAAATAGAGAAAAAGAAAAAGTTAGAAGAACAGAAAAAACTAGAAGAGCAAAAGAAAAAAGAAGAAGAAGAAATAAAAGGATTGGTCGGTGAAATTACTTTAGATACACTTTTTGAAGAAGTTAAAACAATTAAAAAGGTATCAAAAGAAAATGAAAAAAAGAAAAAGCAAAAAGAAAAGAAAGCTCTTGTAGCATTTGAAAACTTTTTATATAATGATAAAGTAACCGAAACCAAAGAAGTACAAGAAGCAGTAGAAGATTGGATTCAAGAAGTTATCAAAGAAGAAAATATTCAAGAAGATACGCAAGAGTTTATTCAAGAAATAATAGTAGAACCTAAAAGTAATGGAGAAATTGTAGAGAAATCTTTAGGTCTTCTTTCTGAACCATCACATATTAAACAACAAGAAGATCCTTTAACTCCTTTAGATAAGAATTTTGCAACACTTGATGATTTAAACAATCATTATAAAATATTTCTTAATCGTATTCAACAACAACTTTCTACAATAGGTGGTGGTGGAGAAACGCGATTAGAATTTCTAGATGATATTGACAGAGATTCTGCTAAAGTAAATGGTAGATATCTAAGATACGATGGCATTTCTGGTAAATGGATTGGTGCAACTGCTGGTGGGTCTGGTTCTCAAACCCTTGATGATACACTCCTATTAGGTAATACATCTTCTCTTGGAATGAGTGTAGGTGTTGTTACTGCAACTTCATTTAATGGTAATGCAACATCGGCAACTTACTCAACCACTGCTGGAGTATCTACAACTTCTGGTTATTCTACAATTGCTGGTATAGCAACTTATTCCGCAACTGCAGGTATTGCTACTTATGCTACAACATCAAATACTGCTACTTATGCAACCACCGCAGGATTATCTACAACTTCTGGATATGCTACAACTGCAGGAATTGCTACCTATGCAACAACTACTGGAGTATCAACCTATGCTACAACTGCAGGGATTGCAACTTCCGCAACTTATGCTACAACTGCTGGTGTATCCACATCAGTAAGTGGTGGTACTGCTTCAGTTACTCAGTTGAATGTATCTGGTGTAAGTACATTCCAAAATAATGTAAAGATTGCAACTGCTGGCGCTTTATATCTTGGTGATAATAATGACTTCCAAATCTATTATAGTGGAAGTAATAATGTAATTAGGGATACTGGAGTTGGGGACTTATACCTTGCTTCTACACCTGCAGTTAGAATTACAAATACTAATTTCAACAAAACGGCTGCTATATTCACTGATGGTGGTTCAGTAGAACTCTATTATGATAACTCTAAAGAGTTTGAAACTACAGGTTATGGTGCAACTGTTTATGGAACATTACAGACACAAGGACTTAATGTTTCTGGAGTTACAACATCAACTGGTGGATTTGTAGGGAACCTAACTGGAAATGCAAGTTCCGCAACTTATGCTACAACTGCTGGTGTAAGCACTTATGCAACCACCGCAGGTATCGCAACTTATGCGTCTACCTCTGGAGTGTCTACAACTTCTGGATATTCTACAACCTCTGGTATTGCTACCTATGCAACTACATCAGGAGTATCTACAACTTCTGGATACTCTACAACTGCTGGTGTAAGCACTTATGCAACCACTGCAGGAGTATCTACATCAGTAACTGGTGGTACTGCTTCAGTCACTCAACTTCAGGTTACAGGTGTTTCTACATTCACCAACGGACCAGTATTGATTGGTTCTGGAACATCAACAAATACTGCATCACAAAGACTTCAAGTAACTGGTGGTGGATATGTTTCTGGTAAATTTGGAGTAGGAACAACAAATCCATCAAGTAATGTATCAATTGCTGGGTCTTTTGCTGCTGGCATATATGCAGACACTTTTGCAGTATCAAATGATGGGGATGGAATTGTAAGAGCAGGTTCTAATATTATTGGTGGATCAGTTGGAACTTCAAGAGTTAATATTCAAGATAGGGCTGGATCATTCTTATCTTTTTATTATGCAACTGGACTAATTGGAAGAATAAATGTTGTAAACACAACTGATCTTTCAGTAGAAGTTGGTGGTAGTGAAAGAGTAAGAATACACAATTCAACTGGTAATGTTGGTATAGGAACTAATAATGCAACTGAAAAACTATCAGTTCTTCCTAAAATAGAGATACTCAATAATTCAAATGCAGACGGCAGACTTATTTTTAGAGCAAAACCAGGTAATGCATATCGTTGGAATATTGATAATGATGGTGATACAAACAACTTAAGATTTTTCAAAGAGGATGATGCGAATGCTGCAAATGGATCATCACCATTTGAAATTACTCCAACAGGTAATGCAAGATTAACTGGTAATCTAAATGCAGCTGGAAATTATTATGTAAAACTAGCAAGAACGTCAAACCAAACAATAAACAATGGTTCTGATACTTTAATTGGTTTTTCTGCAATCAGTGATGGTAATAGTTGGTTCAACTCTGGAAATAATCGTATCACTCCAACTGTTGCTGGAAACTATTGTATAAATGCAATGGTAAAATGGGAAGCAGGTGCGGCAACGAATACTGTTCAGTCAAATATTCAGATAAGAAGAAATGGAACTACAGTTGCACTTTCTGTATTTGGAGTACAAACACACACATATACAATGAATATTAATGCTATTGTAACAATGAATGGTAGTACTGATTATATTGAATTTACTGTTTATACTGGAAATCCAACCAGTCAAGTTGTTGGTGGAGACGCTGGTGGAACTTTAACTAAGTTAGAGATGTTCAAACTCAACTAAGTAGAAAGACTCATTGACCTCTTTGTTAACTTATGTTAAGATAAATATGAGAAATAACATAGGAGGTTATGACTTCTTCTACTCTTTCACAACCAATTTCACAGAGGGGATGGTTTGATGTCCTGGATGACTGGCTTAAACGAGATCGCTTTGTATTTGTGGGTTGGTCTGGACTATTACTTTTTCCCACTGCTTATCTTGCCCTTGGTGGCTGGCTTACTGGCACAACGTTTGTTA